ATGGGCAAGAAATATCAGATTTTCGTCTCGTCGACATTTCGCGACCTTTCAGACGAACGCCAAGATACAATTCGAAGTATCTTAGACCTTGGACATATTCCGGCAGGAATGGAGCTCTTTCCAGCTGCTGATACTGAGCAGCTTCTTTACATTAAAAAGGTTATTGATGAATGCGACTACTATATACTGATTATTGGAGGGCGTTACGGCTCGCTTGATGCAGAGGGGGTAAGCTTTACAGAACGTGAGTATGATTATGCAGTCGAAACTGGCAAGATCGTATTAGCATTCATCCATGGAAATGCTGCAACAATCCCCGTAGGCAAATCCGACACAGCACAGCGCTTAGTTCAGAGCCTGGAAGAATTTCGTAACAAGGTTATGTCTGGACGACTTGTACGCGAATGGATATCGCGCGAAAATTTAGAAGCGATGGTCGTCAAGTCAATCGCTAGAGCCACGTCCGAGTATCCAGCGGTTGGCTGGATACGAGGCGATGAGGTCGCTAGCGAAGATCTACTCAAACAAATTAATGACCTTCGTCTCGAGAATATAAGTCTTTCAAAAGGACTAGCAGCAGCCAACGCTGCGTTACGCCCCTCAATAGAAAACCTTGCTGACTTCGCTGAGGAAGTAGAACTTAACTTTCGCCGCAGCTATACATTTAATGGTAGAACCAAATACACCGCCAGCACTGAAACTTTGACATGGTTGGAAATCTTCAAGGCAGTCGGAATAAACGTAGCGATTCCTAGAATTTCTACGCTAATAAGCAGCTATATATTCGAACGACTCAAGGTAGATACGCCCGATCTAATCTTTAAAACGTTACTGGACGAAGATAATGCAAAGGTAAAGCACCAGCTAGCCGCCCTAGGTCTTATACGGGTATATGTCGGCCAGTCGACGAAAGGCGCGACGCACGAATGGATGCAGATCACGCCGCTTGGGTCGAAGACGCTGGCTGAGTTGCTGGCAGTGAAGTCCAAGGCGTAGTGAACCCACCGTCCGAGTCCGGTTAACTGGCGAGTGTGCTGGCATGCGCCGTCCCGTACATCCTTCTCAAGATGGTGCGCAGATACCATGCCATTCCACCAATTCACGCCCCCCCCCTTTGCGGCGCCGCGATCTGCACCGAACTGCACCGGCGTATGAGCCCCAAATACCGCACCTTGGCCTAGGACCTGGGCCTGTTTCCGAAGGTCGCTCGATTGCACCTTTTGCGATACAAAAAGACTGCGGGCGAGGCGGGGGGAAAAGCGTGTTTCTCGGGGTCGCAGGTTTGAGCGGCCGCGGGCGAGCCTCGCTCATTTCCTAAATTTCTTGTGCGTAATTTTGTTGCGTTACCCGCCCCGCTCCGCGCTTGGTGTTCTCGATCTGTTCCGTTATAGAATCGGCATGGAACACGCACCCGAGTCGATGCGCCACGGCGCACAGCCCTTCAGCCAGACGCACTATCTGATCGCTGAAATCCTACCCGACATCCGCCCCTGCGAGATGCAGACGATTTACTTCCAAGCGATGGAGGATGGGCCGCAGACGTTGCTCGCGCCGATCGAGGCCGAGTTCGCTCGTCGCGGCCTGTCACCGTACGCAACCTACTCAACCGACTACCTCTAATGGGTGGCATGATCACCGCGGAGCGGATCGCTTCGCTGATCGAGGATGCCCCCGCGTGGGCACTGATCGGCCTCGCTGCGCCGGGGGAAAGTCTGCGTGCGGCTGCCCTGCTCGAAGTCGCGCAGCATGTGTACGGCGGTCTATTCCAGCCGATGAACGTCGAAGCGACACAGATCCCCTTGCCTTGGTGACCTATGGGCAACGCGCGTTTCAGGACGCTGGGCGACTTTGCCAAACATGACGCGAATGTCGGCGCTGTCTGTGGCCATTGCGGACGCAAGGGCGTCGTACATCGGGACGTCCTTGCCCGATGGTGCTTCCTCAAGCGGGTGAACAGCGCGATCGAGAACCTGCCGCGATACCTGCGCTGTTCGAAATGCGGAGGCCGGCCGAACAGGATCGTGCCTACGCCGTTGCCGCCATCCTTTCCGCTATATGGGCGAGACGAACGGCACTGGAAGCGGTTCGAGCGAAGGCTCCGAGGTTAACTGGCGACCTGCAGTAGGTTGGAACACGCCACGCGATAGATGGAGGATACCGATGACAGACGACCACGAACAAGACGATGCACCGGCCGTGGCGTTTGGCGCCTGGCTGCTAACGCAGCGCGATGGCGGTGGCTTTGTCGGGCAACTCGCCAACGCCGCGGCGATCGACCGCGCGTTCCCGATATCCGCCGACGTCGACGCCGCACGGGAATGGCTCCAGGCGAACCGCACCAGTGGCGACGACGGGGAAGCGGCAGAGGATGCCGAAACGAAGTGGATAGCAGAGGCCGGCTGACCTATTTTCTGTCGGAAAGACAAGTCATTTCTCGATCACTACCGCACCGCGAGGCAATGCTAGCAGTGCATTGTCGTCCGAGCTTGCCGGCAAGTTGGCTGATGGCGAAATTATGGACTCAGCGTTAAACATAGGGAACAAGCTGGCCTAAGGAAAATTCACAGCGGTGTTTTATTCAATGCCTAAATGTTACCGACCCCCCGTCCTTGCGGCTCTGGGACTATTATTAACTAGCGCTCAGCAGCCAAACAGTGCCCCTAAAACGGGTAGCAGTGCACGGCACAAGCAAGTACCGCCTACTGCTGCTGAGACGCCCTATCGGCCATACCCCCAGCGCTATTCCGAAACCTGCTACGAAGCACAAAACCACGATACCGCCGACTTGTGCGCTCAATGGCGAGCTGTGCGCGCTGCTGAAAAAGCTACTGACGAAGCCCGTCTTTCAACGATAGCGGCGATCGCCGGCACCGTGCTGTCCCTCATCACCGTAATCGGGCTCATTATTACCATCTGGCAAACGCGTGGTGCGCTTGCGGAGGCTAGGCGTGGCAACAGGCTCAATTTAATTTTTGAACGTCGCGCGCGCCGAGAGGCTAAAAAGGCCGAAGTTGATCAGAGCAAAACTTTGGAAATTGCCGAGAGAAACGCCGGAGCGGCCATGCTCGCTGCTGTTAATATGGGTAGAGCGGTTGAAGTTCAGGAGCGCGCTACCATAGCGGCAAATCGTGCATATATTCGCTTTAAACCAGTTGGGGCGCGATTTTACACAGCGACCAAAGACGATTCTTCTATTAACATGAGCCTTATAATGAGCTGGCTGAATACTGGTAAGGTTCCGGCTCGTGACATTCGTATTTTTACCAACTCCTGTTTCCGCCCAATTGGCCACATTCACCCTTTGCCATTCCATACCGACGTTCCGGCGGAGGTTTTTCCAAGCCTAGCCCCCGGCGAAACGGTTATTGGAGAACCAAGAACGTTCGACACAAGCATGATCAACGCCCTCTACGGAGGCAAGGACGAACTGTATATTTGGAGTAGAATAGAGTATGACGATGGATTCTCCAAAGAGCGGCATTTTGAAGAAAAGTCCTTGTTAGTTCGACCTCTTATTGATGTAAGAAAAGCAGCTGATCTAAACATAAATACCTCTGACATGTTTAGACTTACGGCTTACCTCCCTCACACTCGAAGCGGATAATAGCATTATCGGACAAAATAATAATTTCTTCGAAAGAAAGAATAGACGCCCTAGTCGGTCTTGGACAAGCGGTAGCGTGCAAAGTGTCACCCTTTGTATGCGATATCCAGTAATGTGACCGGAGTTCGTAATCGCGTAGAATCGGATACATAATACCGGAATTGACGATGTTCACTTTCCGATCGCGTTATATGCCCAGCACCTTAAGACGTGCGGGACAGCCAGTGCACGATGGTCGTGAAGAAAGAGATCCTCGTTGGTTTGCCGTCCTGCCCGGCACTCCCTGCCCAGCTATGCCGGACGCGAAAACTTAGCTGACCGGTACTGGCGCCCTCCTCGGCGCGAATACGACCGCCTCGTTGATGCCAAACAGGCGCGCCTGGATCCGTTCGATCTCCAGCTCGAAGAATATGTTGACCGCTTCGGTAGGCTTGCCGAACGTCGATCCCTGCGCGGGCACGATACCCGGCGGCAGCGGTAGCGTGCGGCGCGCTGCCAGTACGTCGTCGCGCGTCGCGTTCTTGATCCCCACGAACTCTTCGTTCGCGCCGACCTGAGCAATCAGCAGGATCTTAATCCCGCCACCCTAACCGCGAGGCTGGTGGACGAGGAAGCTCTGAAGGTCGGCATTGCGGACGCCGCGGCGTCGTTCACCGCGACGTCCTAGCGCGCTGGCGCGCTGGCACCTCCTCTCGCGCATGAACAGCGCAGTGGAAAACCTGCCGCGATATCTGCGCTGTTCTAAATGTGGAGGCCGGCCAAGCCGCAACACGCCGACGCCTCTGCCGCTATCACTCCAGCTTTTTGTTAAATAACGGTGAAACTAGCGGATGCTTAAGTGACAATTAAAATACTAGGATTATAGTCGCGAACCATAAATACTTTATTCAGTTACACTTGAAATTCTTGCGCCGCAAAACAACCTCATTTTCGACGGTCGAGATGCTTGAAGAGCTATATATCATTGGCTGATATGCGAACGATGTAAAGCGGGATTTATCGACGGCAGCAGCAATCGTTCTACCAGTGTGAATCACCACAGCTTTTTTGGCAGCATACATGTATTGCGAGCGAACGTTATCGAGTAGCGGCTTGACAAGGTTAAAGACTGCTTGTGCGAACTCGACAGCCTGACGTTCAGTAGGGATTAAGCCTTTATGAATAACGCCATTTCTGAAATTAACAGATCCCGCATTATCTCTGCTCATTTGAGGTAAAATGGGAGGCATTTCGCCAGTCTCGTAAAGATAGGTCGCGATAAACATACCAAGCTGCCGCTCGCTCTGATTTTCGACTATCTTCCATATTTTGGCGAGAGTTTCTTGATCCTTGTAGCGATGCAGAAACACCACTTCTACGTAGAACTGCATGAAGCGCTCAAGCGATGCGCTAAAGCTTGCGACACCATCTCTATAATAACCGTCAGCGATCGCCTGTATGCCGACTTCTCCCAGAACCTCGAACCGCATTTGCTGGAGAACAGTTAAGACGTCGTGACCGTTCACGCACGTGTATTCATACACACCGGAATCATTGAGCGGCATGTATTTAGGTCCGGCCTCGTTGTATGGAGGTCCAAGTATATTGCATTTCATACAGTGCAAACCGATGCGCATTCAAGCCTCCCATGTCCGTTTCTTGATCGCAACCGGTACAGCGAGGAAATGCTCGCGCGTCTCGCTGTCCCGGCTAGCCAGGTACATCTGCATAGCGTCCCACTTGGCCTCGGCAAAGCTGTCGGACCATGGCCACCGGATCACCAAACACGGTCACGAGGTGTTCGTTCTTTGGGTCAGGTGTGAACGTACGTCGTGCAACGATGTCGTCTGCCGTTGGACCGCTCTTCTCGCCGATGGGGTCGGGTGCTTAGTCCACACCGCCAATGTATCCGTTCCCAGCCGGCCCCTTGCAGGGCGGGTACGGGGCGGCATAACGCCGCCCCGGCCGTCATCGTGGGTCGATGTTCGAGATAATAAGCTCGGCGGCCCTCACGGCCGCCCCAGCGCCGACCGTGTACGTCGTATCGGCCTCGATCATGTGAAACGCGGCGAACGTCTCGCGCACGCCAGGCGTATCGTTAATCGACAGCAGGAACTTGCCCTCTATGCCGGCGAGCTGCGCCGCGAGCTGGTCGAAGTCGCCGCGGCCGAACACGTCCTGGCCGTAGTCCTTCTCGCAACCCCAATAGGGCGGATCGAGATAGAACAGCATGCCGGCGCGATCGTACCGCCGGATGAACTCACCATAGCCCAGCTGCTCGATCGTCACGCCAGCAAGGCGCTCGTGAATGTCAGCCAGTAGCGGCTCCAGCTTTGTGACGTTGAACCGGGCACCCTGGCTCTTGTCGACGCCGAACCCACGTCCCGCAACCTTACCGCCGAACGCCAGCTTTTGCAGGTACAGGAACCGCGCTGCACGTTCGAGATCGGTCAACGTCTCGGGGCGCTGCGCCTTCAGCCGTTCGAACTCTGCCCGGCTGGCGATGCGGAACCGCAGCATGTCTATCATGTAAGGGTAGTGCCGTTGCAGCACCCGGAAGAACGTCGCGACGTCGCCCGACACGTCGTTGATGACCTCGACCTTCGGCCGCCATCGGCGGCGAAGGAAGACGCCGCCCATCCCGACGAAGGGCTCGGCATAGCCGTCATGGTCTACGCGCTCGATCATCGCGACCAAGCGCGACGCCAGATTACGCTTGCCGCCGATATATCCCGCGGCAGGTGCGACGGGCCGAATAAGATTTAGAGTGTTCACTTTACGTTCTCGCGTCATAAGTCCCGCACCCCGCGAATCGTGGGGTGCGGGACGGCCGGTGGCCGATGGTCGTGGCGAGAGTTATCCTCGTCGGTTTGCCGGGCTCCACCCCGACATCCCCCGCCCGGCTATGCCGGACGTGAAAACTATTTGGCGGCGACGGGCAGCAGTCGGTCCTGGTAGCGGACAGCCTCGACGCCGACTTGGTCGTTGATTTCCAGAAGCGCCATTAGGATGGGCCAGATCTCCAGATGCATGAACATCGCAGTAGCGTCCGTGGGATTGCCAAAGGCGGACCCCTGCGCCGGTACGATACCCAGCAACTGCGGCGGCACCCGGTGCGCGGCCAGAATATCAGCCTGCGTTGCCGTCTTAATCCCTAGAAACTGATCGTTCGCGCCGACTTCCGCGATTGGGATAATCTTGATGCCGTTATCGCCGCCTTTGGGGGCGTGCACGAACATGTTGCGGAAATTGCCTGGCCCCTTCGATAATTTCAGCGCCTCACGCATCTTGTCGACGTCGTTGTTCGCGAACTCGCCGGTCGCGTACAGGATATACCCAGCGTGGCTCCCGTTCAGGTAATATCGACGGCGGAACAGCGTCGCCGCTTCGTTGAGCAGCGTCGACTGCATTGCGCCCATGTAACCGGGAACTCCGTAGATCTCCTGGTTGATGTCGGCTTGCATGATTTGGACGATGCTGCCTGGGTCGAACGGCGTCTCGCCAATACCGCCTGGCACGAAATAGAATGTGCCAGGCTTGATCCCGCGGCGCACGTATTTTGCCGGAGCATGGTCGAGACGGAGCAAGTCGCCAAACACGTTGCGACGCTGTTCGAAGAAGCAATCGCCAAACACCAGGTAGTCTTTCACCGCCTTAGCGAACGCTGATCGCGAGAGGTATGGCGTCGGCTCCAGTGCCGCGACGACCTGGTTGCATTTAAAGTCGATCGCGGAGCTGTGATGCGCGGAGGCGTAGAATGCGCGGGCAAGGCCGGCCCGCGATACTGGCGGCTCGTACCAACGGTCGTTGGCATAGCACTCCATCAGGTCGAGGATCTGGCGACGATCCAACACCGGCTCCGGATCCCCGAAGGCGAATGCCTCGACGCCGGCAGGCTTCGCCCCGTCGATCGCGCCGGCCGACGCCGCGCGCGCCTCAGTACGCGACAATGCTCGCGCGCTGTTTCGCTTGCTCATGTCAGATGATCTCCATCGTCGCCTTCGGCGCTTCCTTGCCGTCGAGCGGTTCGTTCAAAAGAATGTGCATGGCCGCCCATGCGATGTCGGAATGCCCGTCACCGCCGCCACGCCCGGACTTGAAGGTCATGTTCCGGCCGCTGTCCGTGATCGTTTTCTTGATCGCGATGAACGATGAAACGATGTCGAGGTGGCTGCTTTCGAAAGCGATGCGGCCGCGGCGAACGACGTTCTGCGCCTTCATCACCATGGTGGCTTTTACCTCGAGCGAATACTCGATCTTGGTAACGCCACGGACGCCGCTGTCTGGCTTCGCCAGCAGCTGATACACGCCGGCGCCGACGCCGGTCGCGTCGATGCCGAGGTACGTGCAATTGTAACGTGATAGGATGGCGCGGATAAACTCGGCCTGCTGTTCGAAATCGAGCCCGCGCAACTGGTGGCGTTCGAGGATCCTGAACTGGCCACCGGGAACCAGGGGCGGTGCCATGATGACCAGAGCGGCGTTGTCGCCTTCTTCGCTGTTCTGCGGGTCATAGCCGGCCCAGACCGCACGATCGCCATACGGCTGCTGCGCCTCGGGGTCGAAATCCTCCCACACGACCAGGCTGTCGCACCCAAGCGCGACCAGGTCGTTGAATTTGAAAGCCGACAAGCTGTCGTCGACGAAGATGCAGCCAAACAGATTTGCGAATTCGTCGTCGGGATGATCGTCGTGCAGCTCTTCCAGGTCGACCAGGTCGAACCCGCCTTCGATCGCATCATGAACGGTGACAACTTGCCGCCATATACCGTCCTCGCACTCGCGGCCCTCCTTCAGCGCCGCGTTCGAGACGTCGATCTCGACCCGCTCGTCTTTCTTCTTCCGCTTGTTGCGGCGCTCGCCGGTCCAATACGGATATGCCAGGTGCGCGATCGTCGACGGCGTGGAAAAGTATGTCTTCCGCCACTTCTTATGCGTCGCCATGGCCGAGGCGACCTTGTTCAGATCCTCGAACCCATGAACCCAAAAGAACTCGTCGAAGTAGAAATTGCCGCTGCGGCCCTGCGCGGTACGAAAGTTAGTACCGAGAAAGTGTAGCTCGGCTGCTGCCTCGCCTTCGGGGCGTAGGTCGCTAGTGATCAACATCGGATCACCGCCAAGCGTCACACCGACCAGCTTGGCAAAACCAACGATGTAGTTTTTGAACTGGTGAGCCTGCGCCTTCGACGCGGATAGGAATATCTGATTACGACCACTCTGGATCGCATCCATCAACGCCTCAAACGCGAAGTAGTACGTCGCGCCGATCTGTCGCGACTTCAATATCATGCGCGTTCGGCGGTTTAGATTGTTCCACCAATGCTGCTGATAATCATACATCTGCCCAAGGAAGTGATCCCTGAGCTGATCGCCCTGTTCCTTGGTAAAGTGGTTCTTCTTTGCCTTCGGCTTGCGCTCACCTGAATTGCGATTTCCGACCTTATCGTTGAGATCGCCGGAATGGCCACCTGGCGCTTCATAGCGTCGAACCTTCGCCAAGCTTGCGAAGTCGATGCAGGTCGACGCGAGCGGGACAATCATCACGGTGCTGGAGAAGATCCGCGCGCTCAGCAAGGATAAGCAGGCCAGTATCCTAAGCGAGATTTTCGGCACCGAATCGGTCGGCGCAATTGCACCGCTGCTGACGAACCTCGACGGCGTAAAGCAGCGGCTCGACCTCGTGGGCAATCGCAGCAAATACGCGGGATCGATGACCGCCGAGTTTGCGTCGCGGATCAGCACGGCCAAGGGTATGGCCGAGGTCGCAAAGAACTCATTCGCTGCTGTAAGTCTCACTCTCGGCCAATCGCTGTTGCCGGTCGTGAAAACTGGTGCCCTTCGTCTCGGTGCTATCGCGCTCCGCATGCAGGCGTTCGCGACTCGTCACCCGGAGCTGACAAAGAATGTCCTGATCGCCACGGGTGTGTTGGCGGGATTGTTCTTCATGTTTGCCGCAGGCGGCATCGCGATCGCCGCTATCATGGGACCGATCGCGATCCTGAATGCCGGTCTGATCGCCCTTGGGGTTGCAGGCGGTATCGCCGCTCTTCCGCTCTTGCCTATCGTCGGCGCAATAGCAGCTCTCGCCGGGGCCGTCGCGCTCGTCGTCGCGGCGTTCAACCACTGGGACAGCATCACCGCGGCCTGGTTCACCTTTTGGGGAACGCTTCGAGCGGGTTTCGTTGCAGCCGGGAATTACATCGCCGCTTGGGGGCCTGCGGTCGGTCGGTTCCTGATGGACGGGCTGTTGACGATGCTTTCGCCAGGACGGCTCGTTGGCCGCGTAAAAGCGCTCGGCATGGCAGCGATCAACGCCTTTAAGTCGGTGCTTGGCATCCACTCGCCCAGCCGGGTTTTCGCCGGGTTGGGCGGGTACATGATGGAGGGCCTTGCCGGCGGTATTGCCCAAGGGGAACGCCAGCCGCTTCGCCGGGTCGGTACGGTCGCGCGTCGCCTGACCTCGGCTATGGCTATCGGTACGATTGCGCCGACGATGGCAATGGCGGACGCCCCGTCGCCCGGTGCCACCGGGCGCGGATCCTCGGCACCCGGCGTCTCTGCAGTGCCTTCTCGCTCGTACACCATCCAGATCTACCAGCAGCCTGGGCAAGACGCCGAGGCGCTCGCGCGCGCGGTCGCTGACGAGATCGATCGTCGTGAACGTGAATCGGATGCGCGTGGGCGTTCCGCGTTTGCCGACACCCCTGACTATGAGACCCTTTGATGCTGCTCGCGCTTGGCCTCTTCACCTTTTCGATCGACACACTGGCATTCGACGAGATCGCCCGCCGCGCCGACTGGCGGCATGCGACGTCACCGCGGATCGGTGCGCGTGACGCCACGCAGTTTACGGGTCCTGGCGTCGAGACGATCGGCCTGCCCGGGACGGTCTATCGGGAGATCGCAGACGGGGCGGTTTCGCTCGACGAGTTGCGCCGCATGGCCGACACAGGCGACGCCTGGTCGCTGGTCGATGGCAGGGGCTATGTTTACGGCGCATATGTCATCACCGGTATCGACGATCGCGGTAAAGTGTTCTTTCCAGATGGCACGCCGCGCCAGATCGACTTCTCTATCGACCTGCTTCGCGTAGATAGCGCCGTCGCATGATCTCGAATATCGCAGCCGTCCGCGTTGTTGTTGACGGCATGGACATCACGCCTACTCTGGAAGGCAAGGTGCCGCAGCCGAACGGGCGTCCCCCGCGTCGCCGCCTGGTATCGCTCGGAATAAGTGAGAAGCGGGGTGAGGAAGCCGACCAGCTCGATCTAGTCATTGACGATACCGACGGTGCTGTCGCGCTGCCTCCGACCGGAGCGAAAATCCACGTATGGCTTGGCTGGAAGCAGGGCAGCGACGTTGTTGCGGGCCTGGTCGACAAGGGGTGGTTCATCGTCGACGAGGTGGCACATGGCGGCCCACCCGACCTTGTAACGATCCGTGCCCGTTCGGCTGACTTTACCGGCGATCTAAAGACGCGCCGGGAGAAAGGCTGGCATGGCACGACGTTGGGTGCAATCGTGGCGGAGATCGCGCAGCGTCACCAGCTCACTCCCCGCTGCGCCGCTAGTCTCGCCAGTATTCCCATCACGGCGAAGGCACAGAACCGCGAGAGCGATCTTGCCTTCCTGCGCCGGCTCGGCCGCGAACGGGGCGCAGTTGCAAAGATCGCGCGCGGCGTGCTGATCTTCTCTCCGATATCTGCCGGCGTCACCGCAACGGGAAAGCCGATCGCGACCGTCACGATCGCCAGACGCGACGGCGATGCCCACCAATACAGCCGACAAAAGCGGGAGGACGTGCCTGGCGTGAAGGCGACGTGGCATGATCGCAAATCCGGCAAACGGCAGCACTTTGTCGCCGGTAAGGCCGAGGGGGCGAAGTCGCTATCCCGCGTCTACGCCAATGAGACAGATGCTCAAGCCGCTGCGAATGCGGCAAATGGTCGTGCCGGCCGCGAACCGGTTTCGCTGTCGCTTACGCTCGCGCTAGGCCGCCCCGATATACATCCTGAGACGAAGGCGATCGTCACCGGCTTCAAAACTGCGATAAACGCGACCGCTTGGCTGGTTGGCGAGGTTTCTCACACATTCGGCGATCGCGGTTACGTCACCGCATTGAAGTTAGAGGCCAGCCGCCCCGCCTGACGATCGTTCGCCCGCGTCAGGGAATATGTAGGAATTCAAGTTTATCGGCGGAAATTCCGGCTCCTTCGGCCACCCCCTGAAGACCGAGTTTGCACTCGTATATTTTGCCGACCATTGCATTTCGGTCGGCTTTGTAAGCTTGCGCCTTGGCTAAGCTGTCGTCCCCGTCGAGGACAGTTTTAGCAGCTGTCATTGCGGATGCGCCTTTTTGCGTAGCAGCAAGGCAGGCTGGGAGTGTTTGCGAATAGGTTCGGTTTAATCCGCTGTCTTTGAAGGGTGAATGGTTCGCCTCTTCTATTTCCTTAGTCATCTTTCGGCAGTCTCTCTCACCTGTAGTTGCAGCCGAGTAGGCGTCCATTGCCGTTCCAGATCCATTAACGATTTTTCCAATCGCGGACTGCGTCATATCTACTTCACTTTGGCACATCATGATTTGCATCGCAGTCGCCCGAACGAACGTCAGTACCTCGTCTTGGTTGGCGGTAGCTGCCAAAGCCTTGGTATGAGCTTGTTGGATGACGGTTTTCGCAGGCGTCACCGCAGTGGGCTTCATGGCAGCGGGCGTTGACGCAGGTGTAGGCGGTGGCGTTGGCGTCATGATAAGAGCAACGACGAAGACAACAGCGCCTCCGATCAATAGCTTCTTCGCAAGAGGCCGCCTTCCTTTCGCAGCAAAGAACAGTATCGCTCCAATTGTGAACACGATGAAGCTTAGCGCACCGAGTGCTGGGCCAACGTCCGCCATCAAATTCCCCGTTAAATCAGAACCCCATGGCCTCGTCCCAACGCATTACGCGATGAACGCAAGAAACCTGCTCGTTCGGCACTTCGAATTCTATACTTGGATTGAACTGCCGTAGTACGACTAAGCCGGGTCGGCGACGGACCAGTTGTTTGATTAGAACATGACGGACCTCTTCGCCATCAAACGTCGGTCCCCGCAGCTGCACCACGACGTCGTCACCTACGCCAGGCGGGCGCTTCGGATCGACCAAAAGTCGTTGGCCAGAATCGAACCTCGGCTCCATCGAATGCCCTGACACGGAAACGACATAAAGATCCGGCCTCCCAGTGACCCCGACTGGGCGGGCCATGAAGTCGGTGGGAGCTGCCATATGCACCTCGGTTTGCTCGACATTCACTACGATCCCGTTGCCGTCGCCAAAGTCGAGATCTGCGCCCAAAGCGGTGCCGTAAACCGGTAGCGTTTTTGGCAAGCGGCGGAATGCTTCGGGGGACAGCGCCTGGTTCGAGAACGTACGCTCGATCCCCGTATCGCGTCCGAGCAACCAATCGGCGGTGGTGCTAAGATGCTCGGCAATAGAATCGAGGCGGTCGGCCGCGGGCATGTGGCCCTTCCTGATAATATTACGGATCGCATCGGGCTGATTCAACGCGGCCATAGAAATCTCGCGCGCTGTCACGTTTAGCTCGTGCAGCTTGGCTTGGATGCGCTCCTTTAGGATCTCGGGTGCTGAACTCATGACGCGCTCATGCCTTACCTGACGAAACGTCGCGAGCGGCAAATCCGACGTTGACTTGTGCGTCGTAAACGACGCACAAGAAGGAATGAACGACGCATACGAGAACGCATTGCGAACAGTCGCTGATTCGTACGATGCCGAAGTCGCCCGTTGGGGCGGCAAGTCGCTGTCGCGTGTAGCGACGATCGTTGTCAGTAGCGGCGCGTTCTTCAACCGGCTTCGGGACGGCAAGACCTTCTCCGTGACCAATCTGCAGAAGTTCGCCTTGTGGTTTCGTGTTCCGGCCAACTGGCCCGACCGCAAGATCCCTCACGACGCGGCGACCGCATTGACCAGCATCGGCCGCCCACCTTTCCCCGCAAACGCCATGCCGCACTCGTACGGTAAAAACGACGCATCGGTCGATTGTAATCGCCCTGCGGTTTTCCAGTCGAAGGCCGCGCGATGACTAAGCCACGTATTCCCGACAGCTTTCCCGACGCGATGGGCAAGGTCCTTGCGCAACTCGGACGCGAACGCGCGGCTGCGGTTGTCGGTAAATCGGTCAGCACGGTCTATGAGTGGGCGAAAGAAGACACACCAACGCTCCCGTCGCTGATGGAGGCCCTCGCTCTCGATACCGCGCATCGGCTTGCTGGCGGCGAGGACGCGCCTTTCCGCGACGCCTTCAGCCATCAGCTCGATATCGAAGTCAATCAGCAGGACGCCTGCCGGCGCGAGCTTATCGACGACTCGGTCGAGTTCATTGGCGAGGCAGGCGATCTGCAAGCCGCTCTTTTCATTGCCGTTCAACCCGGCGCTTCCCCGCTCGATCTACATCGCGCGCTGGTCGAGGCAACGCAGGTTGAAGGCGTCGTGCGCCGCATTCGTCGGCGTCTGCCTCGTTTCCTTCGTCCTGCCATGTCGACCGGGCCGGGGAATGCCGGGGGGACCCATCAGTGACTAAGACGAAGAGAAAATACACGCCGCGCGTACCCGCAACGGTGTGCCCGCACTGCCTGACGCGTTCGATCGCATACGACTCCGTCCAGCTCGACGTGTTCACGCGTGAGATCCGCTACGTCTGCCAAGATGCCGATTGCCAACACACCTTCGTGGCGCAGCTCGGCATCTTCCGGACGGTGCGGCCAAGCATGAAGCCTAACCCCGCGATCACGGAAGCGATCCTGCCGCACGGCCAGTGGCGCTCGAAGCCCGCGAACGATGATCAGCGTGAGCCCGCCAACGACGATCAGCCTGACGCGGCGGAGGTCGGGCCTTCCCAGACCTGATCCCGTGACCTGATCCCCGCGGCCTCGGCCGCAAACGTCCTGAACCATCCCCCCGCCATCCGGAAGCACCCGCTTCCGGCACAGCTACCCCCACGCCGAAAGGAATTCCCCGATGATGCACGTCTTCCCGCGTACATTCACGATGCCGATGCAGCGAGGCGAGCGCGCCGCGACCGCCAGCGCCGAGCCTCTGACGTCTGCCGCGTACATCAGCCTGCGCCGCGAGGCCGCTGGCCTGTCGATCAAGGAAGTCGCCGGCATGCTCGCCCGGAACGCGGACGAGGTCGCGCATGCGCTTGACCTGATCTACGCGCTGGAAACTTCCGGCAATACCGCCCGCCGCCCCGAGACGCTGGAAGCCCTGCGCAGCATCTTCCCGTTCGATCCGGACGTCTACCGCCAGCTCGCCACCGATCCGGCCAACAGCCACCCCCGCATCTGCCGTGGTTGCGGTTGCAGCCACTGGGATCCCTGCAGCAGTGACGAGCATGGCGCATGCGCCTGGGCGACCGATACCGCCTGCACGGCCTGCCTGCCCGACACCGCGCCGGTGGAGTGCTGCCAGTGATCGCCGTCGCAACCAACGCTACGCAGCTCGAGCGCGCCATGCGCCGTCGCCGCATCGCTAAAATCGTCCTCGCGATCCTGTTCGCTGTCGTCTGGATCCCCGTCGCAATCGTCATGCTCGTCGCCGGCACATCGGATCGGCGTCGCTGATGCTGCACGATGTCCTCACAGGCTTGGCGCTGACCGTGTTCGGCAGCGCGGGCGCGACGGCGATCGGCGTGATGCGCGCGTCGCTCGCGCCACAATGGAGCCGGATCTGCCGGTTGGCACTGGGCAACGTCGAGCCCGAGTTCAAACCCCTGTCCGCGCTGCCGTTCGCCAAAACGGTTCGCTCGTGACGTGGGCGACGTCGCAGTCTGTGGCGGCGACCGCGCCCTCTTCCAAGGGCTCGGCCGCACCGGAAAACAGTGCGACGTCCTCGCCGTCCGCAAGGCTTTCGCCTCGGTCCGCTTCGACGACGGACAGGCCGTCCTCTGCCTCGCCAGAGATCTACACCCGATCCAGCGACGCCCGCCGCCCATGTTCTGACCCGCTCGCCGCTCTTGGCGAAACGCTTTCTACAAGAACGGCCGCTGGCGCGACCGCTCGATCCCCTCGCACCAACAGGTTCTCCATGATGATCAGCGCCGCTCCCGCCGAAGCTCGCAAAAATAAGGCATCGACGCGCAAGAAGCCCTGTTCCTCAAAGCGGGAACAGGTAGCGTTTCCTATCGAAGTCCCGCGCATGATGGGTTTGGATACCGCGGCCGTATTGCTCGGCAAGGGGCTGCTGGCTGACGAACTCTGCATCACGGTCCGTAACCTGAATTACAAGATCAACGGCGAGCGCGGTGCGTGCGATGCAGACATAGTCGCGGCAGCTCGCGGTCTAGAAGAGCGCGGCGAACGCTTCCTCTCCCACGCCCTGAAATTGCGCCAGGCCATCACGCGTGGCGCTGGGTGGCAATGGTGGGCCGGCTCCTCAGACGAATGGTATGAGTACGGGCCGTTCGAAACGCGTGAGCAGGCAATTAGCGAACTCGTCGGGGGCGAAGGCTTCGTCGCGGAATGCCTGCCCGCCGGTGACGTCTCGTTCAGTGCGCAAGAGCTGATCGACAACCAGTATTTCGAAGACAACGACGCGTTCGATTTCGAACGCAGCGAGCCGGATCGCGTAGGGTCTTCGAAGGCGATCGACTCGGCGAACGCTGAGCTGCAGGGGCTGCTTGACGCCTGGTGCGCTCGCCACGCGAAGACGTTCGCTCGCGGCAACTTGTTCGCCGGCACGCGCAATGTCGAGCGCGTCGAGGCCACCCCGGCGGAGGTGCAGGGCTGATGACGCGCGCCACCTTGACCGCGAGCCTGCGCGCTTTGGAGGTTATCCGCGATGATGGCGCGAAGCGCCTGCGCGGCGCTGGCATGATAACGACCGCGCTGGCGCATACGGCAATCATCGACAACGCAATCCGCGCGGCGCTCGACCTAGCCTATGCCGTAAAGGCTGCGGCCGAGGGCAACATGGCCCCCGCGTGGGAAGCGATCGATGTGCTCGCGCTTAGCCAGATGGAGGTGCAGTGATGAGTGCGAGAGCGCTTGTTCGCCAGGCGGACCTCACGCGGATTCTTCGCGTGGCTGCGAAGATCGGTATCCCCGTGCGGGTCGAGATCGAGCCGGGCCGGATCATCGTCACAACCGGCGCAGGGGTCGCACCTGCTGGTGCGAACAGCCTGGACGAGATGTTCGCGTGAAGCGTCGTTGGCTGCCCAAGCACGTCAGCGCGTTCCGCGATCGGCATGGTAAAGCCCGTTACCGGTATCGACGGACGGGCTTCGTCACATACTATTTCAAGAACGAGCCGGGGACCGAGGCGTTTCTGGCTGAACTGCGCGCATGCAACGATGGCGTCAGCGCGCCGGAGATCGAAGCCGGCGCCAATCGCGCGGCCGTCGGCACGTTCGACGACCTGTTGTCGCGCTATTACCGCTCGCCGGATTTTCTCGATCCGGGCGAACGGACCCGCGTCGTCTATCGCGGGACGCTCGAGCGCTGGCGTGCGCGCACCCGCAAGGGGCGGCGATACGGCGAAATCATGGTGCGCGAGTTGCAGCCCCGTCACGTCGAGGCGATGCTCGCCGAACTACTGCCGCATCGAACGTCGGCGAACATGCTGCGCAAGCGGCTCTCGGCGCTGATGAAGTTCGCCATGCGTATCGGCATGGCCGGTACGAACCCAGTCATCGTCACGCGCCCGTTCAAGATCAGCGGCGGGGGCTTCCATAGCTGGACCGAAGAAGAGATTGCGGCGTACGAACGTCGCCACGCGGTTGGCACGGTCGCGCGCCTCGCGTTCGACCTGATGATTTGGACCGGCCAGCGCGGCGGTGATGCCCGCAAGATGGGCCCCGCCAGTATCCGCGACACCAGGCTCGAACTTACCCAGGAAAAGACGAAGGTCTTCGTCTCGCTCCCGATCATGCCCGGCCTCGCGGAATCCATTCTCGCCACGCCGACGGTCGGCGCGATCTTCGTCGTGACCGAGTTCGGCAAGCAGTTCTCGGTGAAGGGCTTCGGTAACAAATTCCGCCACTGGTGCGACGAGGCCGGTCTGCCGAATTGCTCGGCGCATGGTCTACGTAAGGCCGCCGCGCGCCGCTTCGCAGAGGCGGGCTGCTCGAATCAAGAGATCAAAGCCTGGACCGGCCACACGACTGACAGCGAGGTCGCCCGTTACACCGCGGCGGCTGATCAGCGCACGCTTTCAGACACCGCTGCCGACAAGCTTTTGGCTAACCTTGCGGAAAGGTTAGCCAAGGATTCCGCTAACACACTCAAGATAAATGGGAATAAATGA